CTTAAGTTTTGCTAGAAGGGGATGGTTCCCCTTTAACAGAGTCCAAAGGCTCTGTGTATTCCAACGTTGTTGGGACACACCCTGACCAGCAAAGACAGGGTAACCCTCAACAAATGAGAGTTTGACGTCCTTTGTCGACGCCATTAAACTGGGCATCCAGTTTTGCCGGATATAACCGGCGTTCCCACCAAGTCGCTGCGACAATTCGTAGCAACCGCTTACTGAGAAGCTGAAGTGGGACGTATATGGCATTTGATCCATATTCCATCTCATTCCGAGTTGGCGTGCGCAGTGAAACACTGCATCGAGCATTTGTTGGTCGATCTCGGGCTTTGACCCGAGTACCACAAGCTGTGACTTGAGGTCTTCACGGCACATGTTCCGTGATGGGGGCGGTAATGCCCTGCCAAAAGTTCTAATTTGGCAAAGAGCAACAAGCTCTTGATCAGTGACTTTGTCTCTGAGGTAAATCTTTCTATAAGATTTTAAATGTCCGGCGTACCAGACAAACTGGAATGTACCAGTTTCTTTATCATACCCTTTCCAGAAGGGTACATGAGGAGGCCTCATGTTGTCGGGATAATCTCGACATAACTGGTATTGGAAAAAACCAGAAAGCGTCTTGAGCGCTTTAAGACCTTTGTCAAGGTTTATCAATTTTGGAGACCCAAAATCGGTGAATTGATCACCATCTCTTGTTCGACAAAAGAAAAGTATAAACCATCGTTTATACATCCGTATTGCACGGATAAGTTGTTGATCAACAACTTCCGGGTTAAACTCGGGATGCAGCAAAACTGCATGCATGTTGGCAATCCAACATTCTTCAATGGTTTTCCACTGATGAGTTGTCAAACGTGACAACACCCGAAAAACTCTTCTCGGGAGAACGCATCCAATGGAGGCGTAAAGTCGCTGTGAACCTTTGAGGTCCCGGCGATCAACAAGTTTTCCCTTGGAAATCTTGAATGTGCTCAAACGTAAGCACAATCCAAATATTGGATTCTTTTCAACCTTCTTGAGGTTGAAGTCGTCTTTGACGACCGCCCTGGACATTACGCCAGGTAGGGGTGGCCTCCTATCAGGAAGCCGAGCAGACCCTTGAGTCTTGCTAACAGCTACG